GCTTGTAACTCCCGTAGAAAGTAAAGAGGTATGCGGGTCAGGCATCTGCGTTGTTGAGTTCAACGCAAGCTTCAACTCTCAGAACAGCGTACCGTGGATTGAAAAGCTTAGCGATTGCGAGACCGCTAGGGTAGACATTGCTTCTGATCCAGAGCTTCAGAAGAAGCACAAGATTGTTGTCGTTCCTACTATCGTTGTGTTCAACGAAGGCGAAGAGGCAGAAAGGTTTCAAGCAAACATCATGATGACCATGGACGCCACCATTGATGAGGTTCAGGAGGCCGTGGATGACATCATGCTGAACGACTTCTGATCAGACCCAAGTCACCTTGATGGTGAGAGCCATGTCCTTAAGGTCAAAGAACTCTGACCTTACAATCTGTTCGATGATGGGGTACAGGTAGCAATGCATAACCTCCTCTTCATTTGTTTCTGTGAAGATGCGCTGAAATCCATTGTCACCCATGCCCGCGTCAACATGGATGAACTTGAAGTCTTTTGAGACAACAGCCTTGACCACTTGATGGTATTCATTGTTCAGCATCAGTCCTTTGATATGGGGGGCTGGTTCGACAACATGTGCAAGAAGTCGTACATACCAATAAAACCATCTCCATTAAAGTCTACGCAATCGGCGTGAGACCCTTCACTTACGTACTCCCCGAAGTTAGCGAGGAGCAAGAGCAGATCCATAATGTATGTTGACCACATACTTTGACTACGTTATGTGACCAATAAAAGTTACGGGCGAGTAACCTCAACCTTCAGGCTGAATACATCAGGCTTATCCGTGGGCATCAACCTGTACTCCATCCCATAGTAATCGTGGTATGTCTGACCCAAGACAATCTCATGCTCGAAGTGCTTGACCGGATGGTTTCCATCCCAGATTGTTGGGATGATAAGGTCGCAGTTGTACTTCTCTGGCTGAACGTATACGTTCTTAGGGGCCGTCATGCATCCAGCAAACAGGAGGCACGACAAAATCGCTACTGTTTTCATTCTGCTAAACTATGCAGGTCGATGTAGTCTCACAAGATAATCTTGTATAATGATTCTTATGTGTACAAGAAAGGGGCAAAGCCCCTTAAAAATGTATGATGTCTTTTATCTGCATCTTGTATGCGTCAGCCGTCTCGGGCTTACCATACTCGTCGGGCTCTCCCTGCTTTACCCTTTTGGATTTTCTTAGAAACTCCTCCTTGTCCATCCATCCCAGCACCCATCCCTCGTAGGTGTCTCCCACTCTGTTTACCTGAGCGAAAACGTATGTGTCAACCCTTTGGTGCATAGATGCTTCTCCTACATGGACAGAGTAATGACCCCTTGGCACATAGGGCTTACCCTTCTTGCTTACTCCCCTCTCTTTTGTCTTGACATCTATGGTGTACTCGTAGGGTGTACCCTTAGATCTCACCATATCGTAGTCGTAGTTGTTTTCTTCAACCACATCACTCAGGAAGCTTAACACCATCTCTTCTCCTAAGTAACCAACCACGTTCCCTTCTCCTCGTCTTATGCTGTTATTGATATCTCCGTGCCACTTGGACTTTTCCTCTGCACGAGAAATCATCTTACGTGTTATCTCTACCTTGTATGTCTTCATATTCTGCGACGATTGATTTGATCATATCCAACTCTTCATAAATTTCTTTCCGACTGCTGGACACAATGTCAATAACAGACTCCAAATCTGTAATTGGGTTGCCGTCTTTGTCGTGAAGAGATTCGTACAAATCATCCATCACCTCGTGAACTCTGTCACACGCGATAAAGTAATAAGAACTAACCCTAGATATCTCCATTCTTTATTGATTCTAGTATCTCCTGTATCGCATGGTCAACCTGAGAACTATTCTTTGCAAGAAAGATAATGGTTTTTGAATCAGTTCCCACTAGGTGTTGCATGAAAAGTTTCCATCTCATGGGGAAGTCATGGTGTGATGGAAGGTATCCCTTGGTTTCTATTATCCAATCATGGTCCCTCCCCACAAAATCTGGCTTGTATGTGATAGGGAGAATGGTCGAACCTGTTCGATCCGCCATCTCCTTACCCTTTGCAGTCATCTTAAAATACTTGTTGGGAAACTTGAACTTCCCCATCAACTCATAGGTGTGCTCCTCGTAGTCGAAAGCTAACCCGTATTGTTTAAGCTGGTCAGCACAATACTTCTCTAAAGAACTAGCGTACCTCCCTAAGTGTTTTTTTCTTGCACTAGATCTTTTCTTTGTTGTCTTCCTCTGTCTCTTCATTGCACGAAGGTATCAAGGGAATTTTTAGAAGTCAAGATTTTTGTGAAAGAAAATCTATGGCGATTGGCATCTGAGCTTTTTCAACGAAGTTAACACTCTGGAAGAGAGCACGTTGGCCAATGCGAGTTGTAAACCCCGTGTGTGACAGATTCATGATGAGGCAATACGGATCTTCCAAAGGCGTAGGTGAGCCACCCGTTTCTGTTTCGCGAACCTTCCTCACATGTATCTCACTCATCTTGCGGATACTAGGGTCCATTGATTGAACCTTTCGGTGAATGGTTACGAAGCAGTCTGCCCTGTTTACGAACTTGCCACCACCTTCGGTGTCTTCTGCATACGGGGCAACAGGAAGTCCGTCTGGACCCTTGCGTCTTTGAGCCTCTGTAGCAGAGTGGCAGTTCAACCACACAGCTATGTCGTTAGCCTTGCTAAACGTAAGGAACTCACTGGCAGCCTCATAGTGGTAGTCGTGTACACCAATGCTAGAGTTTTTCATGTCTAACTTCAATGAGTTGTAGGGATCTACAAAGATTGCATCAATAGGCTGCTGCCTCATGACCTTCTCCATGAACAGGATGATGTCGCTGTAGCTGTACACCTGATCGTTGCTAATCACTGTGAAGTGATCTTGCACCCACTTGTAAGCCTCCTTGCGCTCAAAGTAGGACATGTCCCCAACCTTCTTGTCCATTGCGAACTGCATCAAAGTCATCTTCAGGGATGCGGTTCTATTCTCAGATGAGTACAGCACCCACTTCCAGTCGTGTCTGATGGCTGAGTTTGCAATCAAGTACAGCGCAGTGGTTGTCTTGCCTACGTTAGAGTGACCATTGATGATGGTAAACTCCTTCTTGTATCTGAAGTAATCGTCAAGCCGTGGGTCTCCAGTGTCTAGTCCTAACTGAATCTTACCCTGAGAGTAGTCGTCAATCCACCTGAAGTCTGAGTCGTCGGATGAGATAAATGACATGTCACCATCATTGATGAGCATCTCTCTCTTTGCAGTCTTCTCCTCGTCAATAAGGTCCTTGATAGGCATCTGCTTCCCGTGCTCAATAGCATCGAGGATTGTGTTGAGAGCGTGAGACTCTGACTCTACATCTCTCTTACATATCTCTCTGTGCAGAACTCGGATTGCCTCTTCCTCTTCAATGCGTCCGGCAGATATGAATCCACCCACAAGACGCGCTGCCCTTATCAGCATCACATGCTTCTCTCCGTCCTCTGCCTGTCGAATCATGCGACAAGCAAGGTTTAGCTTCATGTAATCTGTGTGGTCGTATGTCTCGTTGGTTGGAACCTGAGCCTCGGCATGCTCGGTGCTAAACACGCCGAACTTCTTTGACTCATCCTTGATGATGATGTCTGGGTCGTGTGACTCAAAGCAAGCTCGTGACTCGTTGATGCCAGACTCGTCTAGTTCAAGTCCATGTGTTCTTTCGAAGTACTTGATGAGTGCACGGAAGTGGTCACGGTGCCTCTCTGGGTTGGTGATTCTGACCAGCGCCTTGACGCCGTTTCCGCTAGGCGAAGTCCAGCATGAATGAATGAAATCATCCGTGCCAAGGGCCGTCTTGGTCGCGTCAACGTCAACGTGGTCAAAGTCCAAAACAATAAATCCCGAATGTTCGAAGAGCGCGTCATCGGCTCTCGACGAAAACTCCCCGCTGAAACAAACAACGGGGAGCTCCTTCTTCTTCTCTTTGTCACCTGACCTTACATCACTGACTGTCGTAGACGACTTTCCATCTCTGATCCGTGCAAGTGCTTGGCTCAGGTGAATGTGATGGGGGTTCGTCTTGTCGAATACGTCTTTGAATATTGTTACTTTCATTGTCTTGTGCAATCATTAGGAGAATCATGTAACCTGCGAGGTCTTGAAGAGTGTCCTCTGTGTCGTCGATTGGCCCTGAGTTCATGAGTCGCTTGAGCTTGTCATCAATTCGGGCCTTGATACTCGATACAGAATTGCCCTTGAAGAATACATTGAGGGGTTCGAGTGCAGCGTCACCATACTTAGCATTCTTCTGAAGCAACAGGTCTTCCAGCTTCTTACACTTGGATTTTATTTTGGCTCTTGTGTTCATCTACAGATAGGTTCGATTTAGATATAGGCTTTTTGGTTAGAATCTCCCTGATGATAATGTGCTTCTCTGACTTTGCGTTCTTGCCATACAACTCTTCTTTGAGTCGAGCCATCGTTTTGGAATCATAGGAAGCAATATCATGAGGGGAATCAAAGACAGATACTACCCACACGACACGCTCGTGCACAGCCTTCCGTTTCTTGAAGGCGACACGAGCGGTCATGTAGTAGATAG